CAAACACAGCAAATATTAGCGGTAACGGTACTATATTTTCTATTTCAAAACTTGGCGCAACAGGCCCAACAGGCCCAACATCTGGTTTTTCTTGGACAGATGGAAATAATGGAACTACTGGCGGAGCAACTATTTCTACTGGATCAGGTGGAACGGGACAAACTCAATTTACTAACGGTGGTTATGGAAGTGCTGGAGATGGAGGAGATGGTGGTGCATTTTCTGGCGGCGCTGGAGGAGGTGCAGCGGGGGCAAATAGTGGCGGACAAGCAAATGGAGGCGATGGTGGAAATTATGGTGGAGCGGGTGGAAACGGAGTAATCACTTCGTGGGCGGTATCTGGTGCTGGTGGCGCTGGAAATCCCGGTGGATCAACAGCAAATTCTGGTGCATATGGTCCAGTATCTGATGCTCCAAATGGAGTAGGTGGAATTATTTGGCTCGTTGTTGGTGGAAACTTAACAATAGGAGCCGCTGGAAAAATTGAGGCTAAAGGTCTTACTGGAGGAAGCGCATATATTGATGGCGGAAGTTCTGGTGGCGGCGCAATCTTTGTTTTGCACACAGGAACTTATACCGTTGATAGTTTAAACACTACTCCAATATCTGCGGCTGGAGGAATTCACGATAATTCTGGGCAAAACCCCTCTTATATGGGTGGCGATGGTGGTGCTGGAGGATTTCATGTTGCTCAGTTAGGAAAACAGAATGCAAATTTAACTCTTGTTTCTACCGCTTCAACAGCAGATGTCGCTCCAGACAAAGCAGACATTGTAATGTCGTATACCAACGGCGCTGGTACTGCAACGATCAATACTGATCTTAAAGCATATGTGTCAAGAGACAATGGAACAACTTGGACTCAGGCTACGCTAGTAGCAGACGGAACAAGCGGAGGTCACATCATCTTGGTAGCGCACAATATTGATATATCTTCTCAACCTTCCGGAACTTCAATGCGTTACAAAATTGAAACATTAAATCAAAGCGCATCTAAAGAAACTCGCATACAGGCTGTCAGCCTCGGGTGGAAATAATGCCATATATCGGAAACCAACCAGCACAACTAGGAGCCTACGCAGTTGAGTCATTTAACGGCGGCGGTAGTTCTTTTACTTTATCTAAATCAGCCACAACCGAAACGGTACTGTTGTTTATTGACGGAGTAAGACAGACACCTACGGATGCTTACAGTGTTAGCGGTACTACGTTGACTACTACGGCTACTACACCATCTGGAACTAACAATGTCACGGTACAGTTTCTTGGTGACGTTGTAGATTTTGGTGAACCCTCTGATAACTCTGTTACGTCTGGAAAAATTGTAGACGGCACAATTGTTAATGCGGACATCAATGCAAGTGCGGCTATTGCTTTATCTAAATTAGCCAGTGATCCTAGCAACGCCTCTAATCTTACTTCTGGGACTGTTCCTACTGCTAGGCTTGCATCTGGCACCGCTGACAGCACTACGTTTTTAAGGGGTGATGGCACTTGGTCGGCGGCTGGTGGTGGAAAAGTATTGCAAGTTGTTGCAACAACGACAGGAACAGGGGTCAATTTTGCGTCCTCAAGTTGGACAGATGCGGGAACTAATTTTGATCTTACGATTACGCCTTCTGCAACTTCAAGCAAAATTTTTATTGTGGCAACTGTTGGCTATCGAATTGGAGACTCCGGTCAATCTCACACTGGCGGTTTGAAAATAATGCGTGATGACACAGTTGATTTGTTTCCCGCTGGATCAACGAGCAATCTTAGAAACTACGACTATGGAGGTTCTGGCGTTATGTGGCAGGGTCAATGGACGTTTAACTGGCTTGACTCGCCCTCAACAACTAGCGCCATTACTTATTCTCTTTATGGGCGGGAAACAAATGGCGAATTCTTGATAAACGACGATGCAGATATTACCTCAATCGTTGCGATGGAGATCGGAGCATGATTACTTTGAAACAAGCAATTCGGTCTTTACATCCGTCTGCTCAATTTCTTGTGTTTGACAATAAGCGGATTGAGTGGTTGTCTTCTGACATTCCGCAACCATCAGATGATGAGATTGCCGCTGAAGTGGCAAAATTAGAGGCAGAACACGCCGCCACACAATACCAACGTAATCGAGCCGCTGAATACCCAAGAATCGAGGCACTTGTCGTAGCCCTATGGGAAAGCGTTGTAGAAGAACGTCTTGCTCCAGCAATAGAACTGCAAGCAAAACGACAAGCAATTAAAGATAAATACCCAAAGGAATAACACATGGCATTAGAAAGCGCATCATACATTAGCGGATTGGTGTCTACGAACCCTAGCGGTTCTGACGCTATATCGCAAGGCGACGATCATCTTCGCCTCATCAAAGCAGTTTTAAAGGCTTCTCTGCCAAACGCATACGAAGCAGTCAACGGTATTCATACCGGCGCAACTGCTCCAACTTCTACATCAGCAGGACAACTTTGGTTTGACACTTCTGCCAACCTGTTAAAGATGCGTAACGAGGCTGACAGCGGATGGGTAGTTTTGTCAGGATCGGAAGGAAACAGTATTATTAATATTGTTCATTATGAAGATTCTACAGGCGGAAATATACGAAGTACAAGTTTTACAGACGCTTATAGTTTTAGTTACACAAAACTTACTTCAACTTCTGATCTTATATTTCATGTAAATATTTGGGCTGGATTGTATAACTACGGAACACTTGCTACTGGAGAAGTAAGACTTTGGGATGCAGATAACTCCGCAAGAATAGGTAATACAAATTGGGACGCTGGCGGAGAATGGAATAATCTTGGAGCAAGCCCATCAAATAATAATGAAGTTAGAGCGTATACTTCTTTTTCCGTTAAAGAAAGCACTCCATTATCTGCCGGAACAAAAAACTTTAAAATACAAGCATTAATGGGTCAACCCTCTGATGGTGGTTATGCTTATGACGATCTTTCTGTTGTCGTTATGGAGGTAGAATAATGACGTTTACAAGCACTAATGCTTTAGCAAACATATTAATAAAAGCATCTCCTAATAACTGGTTTCATATTGTAGGAAAAGTTATTGACACTGAAGAGCAATACAACAATCAAGTTATTTATGAGAACCCGGCGGCAAAACCTTCTTGGGCTACTGCTTTAGCAGGCAGAAATGATGAGCAATGGGTGGTTGTACGCTCCGAAAGAAACATAAAACTTCAGGCATCTGATTGGTCTGTGCTTGCAGACGTGCCTATTACGCCAGAAAAGAAAACAGAATGGGAAACCTACAGGCAGGCTTTGCGTGATATAACCAACCAGCCTGATCCATTCAACATTACATGGCCTACGCCTCCAGAATAAATGCCACTAGTACCATTTGAAAATGTTGGGCAACTTGGAATAATACAGGATACACCTCCATACAATATTCCACCGGGTGCATGGTCTGACGGAAACAATGTAAGATTCCTCGATAACGGCGTAAAGAAAGTCGCTGGATACTACGAGGTTATGGCTACTTGTCCGTTTGCCCCGTATTACATTCATCCGTATCTTACGACAGATGGTATCTATTATTGGATTGCATACGGCGAAACCGACATTGCGGTATGGGATGGAGCAACTTGGACTGATGTTACAAGACAAGAAGTTCTTACGTTAAATGGTGCTGTGACTGCTGGAGCGTCTAGCATTACGGTAGATACTGGGGCTGTGCTAACATCTCTTGCCGCAAGCGGAACCCTGCACATTGGCGTAGATGATGACACTGATAATAAATACGAAAAGATTACTTACACTGCTAGGGATACTGGTACAGGAGTAATTACGCTATCAGGAACTCTGGCAAACAACCACTCTGATAACGCTATTGTTACGCCAGCAGATTCTACAACTACGTCTGACGATGATTACGGCGCTAACACAAGTAGCCGTAGGTGGACTGCTACTAACCTAAACGGTTTGGTTGTTGCGACCAACGGTTTTGATACGCCTCAGATGTGGCCTTTGAGTGGTGGTATACCAAGCACAGGTTCTCCTTTTATTGAATTGCGTAATTGGCCTGCTGGAGAGTCGTGCAAATCTTTAAGGTCATTTAGAACATTTCTTGTCGGTCTTAACTGGGCAAGAGAAAACAATGAACCGAGGTTGGTTAAATGGTCTACGGAGGCGGCATTTGGTAATCCTCCGTCAACATGGCGAGAGGACGATGCTACGCTGGACGCTGGCGAATATGAATTGTCTGATACGCCGGGAGATATTGTAGATGGGTTGCCTCTTGGCGACTCCTTTATTATTTACAAAGAAGATTCTATTTATGTAATGAACTATGTAGGAACACCTTACATATTTTCATTTAAATTGCTGTCACCTACTATTGGCGCACTGTCAAAGAATGCTATTGCAGAGTACGAGGGCGGTCACTTTTTTATTGGCAACTCTGATTGCTATGTTTGTAATGGTCAGACT